ACCGCCAGCCGGCCCTCGTCGGTGACCAGGTACGGCTCGCCGACGTGCAACTGGCTGGCGGCGGCGGCGGCGTCGAGCTGGGCGCGGGTGCCACGCTTGATCAGAATGGTTGGCATGGACAGGTATCAGAACGTACCGCAGTCAACGGTACCCACGGCGAGAGTCACAAATCCGTTTCCGGCATCCTTGCTCCAGGTCATGCTGTTGTTCATGCGCAGGATGCCGTCTGAACCGTTCGTGCCCCACAGATATCCGCTGACGCCGCCGCTGATGACCGCGACCTTCTCGTCGGATGACCCGGCCGGAATGTTCAACGCGGTCTTCAAATCGTTGAAGGTGATCTTCTTTTCCTTTTGCGCCGATGCCTCGCTGGCATCGTGCATCAGGATCAGGTCGGCGGCGCCATCCACCGCCGGCATGCTGGCCAGGTCATCAACCGCCGGCACAATGGGCAGTTTGGTGGTGGCCGCGGTAGCGACATGCAGGCTGCCACGGTCGGTCGTGACGAACAGCTCTCCGGCGAGCATGCCGGAAGTTGGGAGGTTGGCCTTGAGGCCGCGTTTCTGCTGTACGGTTGGCATGGAGTACTCCTCAGAAAATCAGTTGAATGTGCCGCAATCGATAGCCTGCAGCTCAAGGTTTGCGCGCGCGGCGGCGCGGGACTCCGGGGTGGAAAACTCGGCCAGGCGAAGGGCTGTTTGCAAGTAGTCGCCGGGGTTGCCGTCGCCGGGAGGTCCTGGCGGTCCCTGCACCAGCACTTCAATAATGTCCGGCAGCGGATCGGCTGAATCGCAGATTTCAGTCATCGCGTAACGTCCCCGATGACCTTCACGCCACCGAACAGGTAGGTGCCTACGATCCCTGTTGAATAAGTGATTTCAAGGTCGTACAGGTATTCCGCCGGACGCAACGTGGCTGTGATGTCTGACGGCAGCGAGAGTGTGATCTCGCCGCTGTCTCCGCCCATGACGATGAGTCCATTGTCCGTGTTCAGGTCGGCGATCTTGACATCGCTCAAAGTACGCAGATGACACCGCGCGGCACAGCCGGTCCAGTCGAATAAAACGCCATCGGCCATCCGTCGACGGAATTTGAATTCCCAGTCGTCGCCGCGGAGTATTGCCGGTAGGTCTAATCGGGTTGGCATCACGGCTAGGTGTCAGATTCGGTGGTCGGGCGCGGTGGTCGGTGGTTCGGCGAGGGAAGGAGTCGGACCCTGCCTCCCCACCGAGCCGCGCGGTTGCGGGGTCCGCTCGGTTCAGCCAGTGCCGGGCTGGCCTTCGCCAGCACCCGCATCGGCGGAGTTCTTGAGTTCGCGCTCCAGACGTTCGATGTCTTTCTTCACGCCGACCTTGGCATGGAGTTCGAGCGCGCGTTTGAGGATGTCGATCGCGGCTTTCTTGCTGTCCGGCGCCAGCGCGTAGCCGATGGCCTTGAACAACTTGGCGCGCACTTCGTCCGGCATGTCCTGATCGTCGACCAGGTCGCCGACGGCCAGCAGTTCATTGGCGTCGCCGGGCCGTTCCGTGCCGCCGATCAACGCCACTTCCGCCGCTTCTTCCGCCAGCAGGCAAGCCGTTGTGCGCTTGTACTGGTCCGGCATGGCGAGGTTGTGCTCGATGGCATAGCGGCCGATCTGCATGGCGCCGGACAGGTCGCCGGAGTCGATGCGCCAGACCATAACTGTCATCAGCACGTCGTCTTGCACGCCCTGGTTTCCGGCCAACACACCCTCCACCCAAGGCACGTAATCGGGCAGGATTTCGCGTTTGACTTCGGCGCGCCGCTCGATGCTTTGCAGGTCGTGCAAGCGACGGCGATCCGCCGCCAGCTTGACCAGCATCTGCTCGTACATCGTGGCGTCGGCGCGGATTGCGGGCTGCGCGCCGCGTTCCTCTCCCGAGGCGCGCAGCTTGTGACGCATGGCTGGGGTCAACATAGCGATCAGGCCCAGCCGCCGGCGCCGTTGGGCAACTTGATGTTGACCGCTGCGCAGGCCGCCGATAGGTCTTCGATGTCGTAGCTTTCGTTGACCGATTCGTAGTTCTCGATCCGATCGCGCTTGGCGTTGTCGAGCACAGTGCGGCGGCGCGTGCCATTCTGCCAGTAGATGGAGAGGTTGGAATTTCCACCCGCGCCGAGCATCGTCAGGAATACGGTTCGCGCCGGGAAGAACGGTACTTCGGCGACGCGCAGTCCGCCCAGCTTTTTCGCGGCCAGCATCGAATCGAGCGCGTTGCTCTCAGTCGGCGTGCCGCCATGCGTGGCGATCATCGGAAAGTACTTCTCGTCGAGCATCGAGCTGTCGCACACGGCGACGAAGTCGCTGTCGCGGGCGAACCACGGCGCCAGCAGGTTGCTGCGCATGTCGTAGACCAGTTCGTCGAGGTTGGCGTAGTCGCCACCAGGGCCGACGCGAATCTGGCTGGCCGTGGCGCCTTGGGTCATGTAGCGGGCCGCGGCCTGGGTCTGCAACTTCTTGAGCCATCCGATGTTGACGTCCTGCAGAAGCGGGTTGGTGGTGCGATTGGTTGTGGCGGCGGCGCTGGTGCCGTTCCAGCCGATCATCAGGCGGTCGCGGCCCATCTGCTGGACGATGGCGTTGCGGATGCGGGTCTGGAAGTCCGGGAACTTGGCCCAGGCGTCGAGCTTGGAGTAGTTCAGGTGGGTGTCGAAGTTGGTCTGCTTGCAGGCGTACTGGCGATCGTCGAGCGCGGTCGGGTCTTGCGTGGCGCGGTCAGCGGCGGTCGTGTCGGTACGTCCGGCAATGGTGGCACCGATGGAGAGACCGATTNGACTCTCGCCGGTCTGCTGCTCGACGCTGTAGCTGTTGACGTTGGCCAGGAAGGCGCTGGATTCCTGAATGTGGCTCTCCACCAGCTTTTGCTCGACGCTGGGCACGGCGGTGAACTTGGTGGTGGCGTCGGGCACGCCGTTCAAGGTTTCGATCTGCTTCAGATAGGCGTTGAAGGCCTGGCGAGTTTCGTTGCGCATGGCGGTGTTTCTCCGGGGTGTCGTTAAAGAAGAGGGACGGCGGCGCGATCAGCAGTCGGTGGAGATGGCGCCGTTTCCGCCGGAAGATTCCGGCCGCGGCGGGCTTTGGGGGGTCTTGTCGAGCGCGGCTTTGAGGTCAGCGAAATCCTGTTTCGCCACTGCGGCGGCCTCGGCCTGAGCGGCGAGCTTGGCCGTCAGATCGACGATCGTGTCCTTGAACGCGGTGATCTGTTCGAGCGCAGCCTTCTGGCTCAAAGCGATCGCCTCAATCGCCTGGCTGTGGTCGGCAAACTGGCCGGCGTCCTGCTTGCCTTTGCCGGTCAGCAGTTCCTTGACCTTGGCGAACAGACTCGCGCCGGCATCGGGTGCGGGTGCCTCTTCCCATTCCAGCGTGACTTCCTGCGCCGCGGTGAACAGGTTGCCCGGGTTCTGCTTGCGCGGCGCCAGCGGGTTGACCGATGCGCCAGCCGCGAAGGCGAGCATTTCCGTGCCCAGGCTGGCCGGCGAGTCCGTCACCGCCAAACCGACCATGTAGGCCTGGCCGGTGCGCGCGAAATTCGGGTCGACCTCGATGGAGGTGTACATCTTCTGGCGCGCCTTGTTCATGGCGATCAGTTCCGGGGTCGGGTCGATCTGCGCCATCAGGGCCAGGCGCTTCTGTCCGTCGATGCTGACCTCTTCGGTCTTCAGTGCGGTGACATCGCCATATGCCCGGAATGCGCTGTCCGGATACAGGCCGCGCAGATGTTCCAGCCAGACGCGGGCGCCATACTTGGTGCGGTCGAAGCCGGCGGCCATCTGTTCAATCCATGACCGCTCGATTTTCCGGCCGTCGGTGGAGTCGCCTTCGACGGCGACGCGGAAGTATTTGCTCGGCATGTTTGGCCCTCTGTGGTTGTGAGCTCCCGGACCTTCCCGGACCTTCCGGGCGCGTCTCAGGACGTGCCGGCATGGTTTCCCGCCGCGCGCGGGGCGGCAATGCGTTCATGTTGTTGCCACGACAGCCACAACAACCCGCCGGGTAGGGCCATCGCGCGCGCGGCTACCCTGCTGCGCATGGTTTCGCACTCAAATCCCACGTCTCCGATTCCGGATAGCCCGGAATACGATCCGCGTCGCCGGTCGCGCCATCTGTATTGGCAGGGGCTGCGCGTGACGCGCATCGCGGAGATGCTGGGCGTGAAGGTGCCGACCATCCACTCTTGGAAGCGGCGCGACAAGTGGGATGACTCGTCGCCGACCGACCGGGTCGCGCAATCCATCGAGGCGCGGCTGGTGGCGCTGGTCAACAAGAACGAAAAAGAGGGCAAGGACTTCAAGGAAATCGACTTGCTCGGACGGCAGATCGAGCGCCTAGCGCGCGTGGGGCGCTACACCGAGACCCACAATGAGGCAGACCTGAACCCGGCGCGCAGCAACAGCGGCAAGGCCAAGGCTAAGAAGGTGGTGCGCAATGAGTTCAGCCCGGAACAGGAAAAGCGCCTGCATGAGGCGTTCCTCGATGCGATCTTCGATTACCAGCGCGGCTGGTATCGCGCCGGGTTGGTGGAGCGGATCCGCAACATCCTGAAGTCGCGCCAGATCGGGGCGACCTGGTATTTCGCCCGCGAAGCGTTGGACGATGCGGTGAAGACCGGCCGTAATCAGATATTTCTGAGCGCTTCGAAGGCGCAGGCGCACGTGTTCAAGTCGTACATCCAGCAGTTCGCTAAGGATGCCGTGGACGTGGAGCTGAAGGGCGATCCGATCATCCTGCCCAACGATGCGCAGCTGCACTTCCTGGGCACCAACAGCCGCACGGCGCAGAGCTACCACGGCAATCTGTACGTCGATGAATATTTCTGGATCCACAAGTTCCAGGAACTGCGCAAGGTGGCCTCCGGCATGGCGGCGCACCGGCATTGGCGGCAGACGTATTTCTCGACGCCGTCCAGCCTGCTCCACGACGCCTATCCGTTCTGGACCGGCGCGCTGTTCAACAAGGGCCGCGACGTGGCGAGCCGGGCGGAGATCGATATCAGCCATGCGGCCCTTGCGGCCGGCGTGCGCGGCGGCGATGGTCAGTGGCGCCAGATTGTGACTTTGGATGATGCGATGCGCGGCGGCTGCAATCTGTTCGACCGAGAGCAGATCCTGCGGGAGTACTCACCGGCCGAATTCGCGAACCTGTTCATGTGCGAGTTCATCGACGACTCTGCCTCGGTGTTCCCGTTCAGCGTGATGCAGCGCTGTCTGGTGGATAGTTGGGTTGTCTGGGAAGACTTCAAGCCGTTCGCGCTGCGCCCGTTTGGCAACCGTGAAGTGTGGGTGGGCTATGACCCGTCCCACACCGGCGACACCGCCGCCCTGGTGGTGATTGCGCCGCCGCTGGTGCCTGGCGGCAAGTTCCGCGTTCTGTTCAAGCAGCAGTTCAAGGGCATGGACTTCGAGCACCAGGCCGAGGCCATCCGCAAAATCACCCAGGACTACAACGTGACCTACATCGGCGTCGATGTGACCGGCGTCGGGCAGGGCGTTTACCAGCTGGTGACCAAGTTCTTCCCGGCCGCGCGCGCGTTCAGCTACTCGCCGGCCGTGAAGATGCAGCTGGTATTGAAGGCCGCCGATGTGATCGCGAAAGGGCGCCTGGAATACGACGCCGGATGGAAGGAAATGACCGCGTCTTTCCTGGCCATCCGAAAGACCACAACCGAGAGCGGCAGGCAACCGACCTTTGAGGCGGGGCGATCTGAGGACACCAGTCACGCCGATCTTGCATGGGCAACCATGCACGCCCTGGCAAATGAGCCGCTGGAAGGCCGCACCGCCCAGGGCACGAACATCATGGAGATTTACTGATATGAGCGAAGAAACCGTTTCCACCGATACCCATATCGAGTCCTTTACCTTCGGCGAGCCTGAATCTGTACTTGATGCCAGAGAAATTCTCGACTACCTGGAATCTCCCTGGATGGGCAAGTGGTTCGATCCGCCGATCTCGATGGATGGCCTCGCCAAGAGCTACCGATCGGCGGTGCACCACGCCAGCGCGATCCAGCTGAAGCGGAACGTGCTGGCGTCAACCTACATCCCGCATCCGCTGTTGTCGCGCACGGCGTTCGCGGATTTCGTCCTGAACTACCTGGTGTTCGGCAACGGCTACCTGGAGCGCCGCGATGCGCGCTCCGGCAAGGTGATGGTGTTGCAGCCGGCGTTGTCACGCTACGTCCGGCGCGGCGCAACGCCGGGCGATTTCTGGTTTGTGCAGGGCTATCTGCAGGAACATCAATTCCCGTCCGGCACGGTCTTTCACCTGCGCGACTCGGACATCAATCAGGAAATCTACGGCCTACCCGACTACATCCCGGCGCTGCATAGCGCCTGGCTCAATGAGGCGGCCACCTTGTTCCGACGCCGCTACTACAAGAACGGGTCGCACGCCGGATTCATCCTGTACCTGACCGATCCGGCACAGGACCAAAAGGACATCGACGCGCTGCGGGAGGCGTTGAAGTCGGCCAAGGGACCGGGGAACTTCCGCAACCTGTTCATGTACGCGCCGAACGGCAAGAAGGACGGGCTACAGCTGATCCCCGTCGCCGAGGTGGCGGCGAAAGACGAGTTCATGAACATTAAGGCCGTGACCCGCGACGACCAGCTCGCCGCCCACCGCGTACCGCCGCAGCTCATGGGCATCGTGCCCAACAACACCGGCGGTTTCGGCGATGCCGAGAAGGCCGCGGCCATCTTCGAGGCCAATGAAATTCAGTACCTGCAAAGCAGGCTTCGTGAAGTCAACGATTGGCTCGGCATCGAGGTGATCCGGTTTGAACCCTACGCACTGGCCAAGATGGAACCGGCGCCGGTTGTGAAGTAAACGCGGTGCGACGCCGGAAGGTGCGGGAACACCGACCGGCGCCACCTCCAGAAGATAGGGCTTCCTTCAGCCAAGGCACCGCCACCGTCGCGACGGCGGGCCAAGGCTACCATTTGGAGTGTTGCACATGAAGCCCTGTCCCATCGTGCCCTGGATCGGCGGCAAACGCCGACTCGCAAAGCACATCTTTCCCGTTTTTCCCGCGCACTCTTGTTACGTTGAGCCGTTCGCCGGCGCCGCTGCGCTGTTCTTCCTGAAAGCGCCGACTGAAGTCGAGGTGTTGAACGACATCAACGGCGATCTGGTGAACCTGTATCGCGTGGTGCAGCACCACCTGCAAGAGTTCGTCGACCAGTTCAAGTGGTCGCTGGTCAGCCGCCAGATCTACGGCTGGCTGAACAGCACCCGACCCGAAACACTGACCGATATCCAGCGCGCCGCCCGCTTCTTCTATCTGCAGAAGGCAGGTTTCGGCGGCAAGGTTGACGGCCGAACCTTCGGCACCGCGACCACCACACCGCCCAAGCTGAACCTGCTGCGCATCGAGGAAGAACTCTCCACCGCGCACCTTCGCTTGTCCCGTGTCTGCATCGAGCATCTGGACTGGGACGAATGCATCCGCCGATACGACAGGCCACACACCCTGTTCTATTGCGATCCGCCCTACTGGGCTACCGAGGGTTACGGCGTGGCGTTTGGTCTCGACCAGTACACGCGCATGGCTGAGCTAGCCCGCACCATCGCCGGCAATATGGTGATCAGCGTCAACGACATCCCCGAGATGCGCCAGGCCTTCGCGGGACTGACGATGCAGAGCGTACCCATCCGCTACACCGTAGGCGGTCGGCATCGTTCATCGCCAAGCGCCGAGCTGATCATCAACAGCTGACCGCCGCCAAAGCGGCCCCCACCCCAGCACCACCGCCAGCCCAGGCCGCCCTGCGCCGGCGGCCTCTGCTTGCCTAAAAAACAGGCATCAGCGCACCAACCCGGTGCATTTGCTCAATAAACAGGCAGATAAACCACCCGCGCCGCGCGGTCGGGACCCCGCCCCGCC